ATAAATACACTATATGAATCCAAAAACTTCAAATGACTTGTTTAATAAGATACGTTCCCAATTCTCAAACATTGAGATAGGTAATGCAATAGGTGAAGCAACAGCAGATCCAAGCGAGGCTGTATTTTTTGACTTTGAATTTAAAGAAGATTCTGATACTTTTGGACGTGTCAGCATATCACTTGCAGACGGTGAGAATATGAAAGTGTTCTATAACAGAGATTTAGTGAATAAAATTGACGAAGACAGTAGAAACGAATGGTATGCATTTTTAAAAGAGCTTAAAGATTTTGCTGTTGAACACCAATTGGTGTTTGATGTGCGAGATATAACTAAATCGAACCTAACGAAGCAGGACTATAATAATCTTGCAGATACGAATAAAACGGTAAATACTGATGAAATGTCGGAAGAACTAAACAGAATTACTAAATTAGCAGGTGTTGAAAAGTCACCAGTTGCTGAAGGCTTAACAGGCACTGCAAAACGTTCATACGAGAACCTAGATAAAACAAGATTAATTATTAGACACTCTGGCAAAGTTGACGAAACAATACCAGGGTCTAGATCTAGACAGATACAATCATTATTCATAGAAAACGAAGACGGTGAAAGATTCAAATATCCAATGACTCATTTATCAGGTGCGAGAGCAATGACAAGGCACGTGGCAAACGGCGGAACACCGCATGACGATTTTGGTCAACACATTATACAGACATCGGAAGATATAGCAAAATTAAATTCTTTTTCAAGATATGCAGGAAACAAAGATCAGCTTAATGACAATGCTTCAGACATAATAGAGCAGACAAAACTTAAATTAGAAAATTTAAGAATGTATGTGAAAAATTTAAGTAAACAATCACACTATGAAACAGCTTCAAAAGATTTTAAAACAGCAGACGAAAGAATACTAGACGACGAAACAAGAAACACTTACAGAGAAAAATTCACAGTCAAAACTTTAGACGACAGAGTTGAAGAAGCACTTCCAATCATACACACAATCATGAGTGAATTAGAACCTGCCAAAGAAGAACCAGTTAACGAACTAGATCCAGGAGATGAACCTATCGACGCACCAGTAGAGCCACAAGTAGACCACGGTGCTGTTGTACAATCTTTTTTAACTGATCCTGATAAAAAAATTGTTTTAAGAAAAGACGACACAGCAGATAAAATGTTGAAGAATACCACTTTCAAAGACAAGAACACGATGCTTGGTTCAATACTTTCTGACATAGCATCAAGAATGTTATCAAAAACACCCGAAGAAGACAGAGTGGCAAATTTTGCTTCGAGAGTAGCAGACGGTATTGCAGGTGAAGGTGAACCTTTCTTTAAGCCGGGTCCAGATTATAACAAAAATAAAAAGATTGCAGTTCAACTAGCCAAAAGATATATCGACGATTACAACAAGATGAAAAAAGATCCTGAATACGCAAGTCAAGTAAGAATGGATCCTAACGAATACAATCCTAAGAAAAACTTAAAAGGCAAACCTAAAGAAACAGAAGCATTTGAATCTTGGGTAGATGAAACAATAGCAGAACCACATCAAATAGCAGAACCACAGCCTGTTGAAGAACCAAAAGCGTTCGAAGGCGAAGAAATAACGTTCGAAGACATCAAACCTTATGTGTCCATGTACAAAGACAAGGACGGCAAAACGGTAAATGACGTTCTAGACAAAGATGGTAACTCAGTATTCAAAAGTCATGACGCAAAAGCGGCAATGGCATACCTTTCACAAAATTTCAGCAAGATGAGATCCGGTGAACTTAAAGGCGAAGCAAAACCTGAAGTGGAAGCACAGGAAGAAGCAGAGCAAATCAATTCAGAGTTAGACAGAATTAAGTCATTAGCGAATCTTTAATAAAAACTCCATATTACCAATAATAGTAGTAGACATTAGATAAATATAGTTGTATATTATGTACTATATGTCTAATATACATTTAGGCAACAAACAAACATAGGCACACAAGGAGGCTTACATTATGGCTACATTGGCTGAAATAAGAGCGAAGTTAAAAGCAAACGAACCAAATCGCTCTGGTTCACAAACAGGCGGAGACAACGCCATTTACCCACATTGGAATATATCAGAAGGCTCAGAAGCAGTTGTTCGATTCTTACCAGATAAGGATCAAGGCAATACTTTTTTCTGGACTGAAAGAAATATGATCAAACTGCCGTTCGCAGGAATCAAAGGTGAAACAGATTCTAGACCAGTGCAGGTGCAGGTACCGTGTATGGAAATGTACGGAAAAACTTGTCCAGTACTAACGGAAGTTAGACCATGGTTCAAAGATAAAAGCATGGAAGACATGGGTAGAAAATATTGGAAGAAGAAAAGTTATATTTTCCAAGGTTTCGTCACAACAAATCCACTAGCGGAAGACTCATCACCAGAGAATCCAGTAAGAAGATTTATTATTGGTCCTCAAATTTTTAACATCATTAGAAGTGCATTACTTGATCCAGAGATGGAAGAAATGCCAACTGATTATGTAAAAGGTGTTGATTTTAGAATTAACAAAACTACTAAAGGTGGGTATGCAGACTACTCGACATCTAAATGGTCACGAAGAGAACGTGCATTAGATGAGGCAGAAAGAGCCGCGATCGATACAAACGGTTTGTTTACCTTGTCTGACTTTAGACCAAAAGAACCAACAGAAGCAGAAGTAAAAATAATTAAAGAATTATTTGAGAAATCTGTAGAAGGTGAGGCTTATGATCTAGAGAAGTATGGACAGTACTTCAGACCAGCAGGTATGAGTGCTAGACAAGTGTCTGTACCAACAGCGGCTAGACCAGTAGCAACAGAGAAAACATCAGATATTCCAAATTCTGAGGTTGCTCCGGCAGAAGTAAAAACTATGCCAGCTACAGAAACAGCACCTTCAGTAACTCCAACAGCACAACCGTCAGGTGATAGTGCCAAAAGAGCAGAAGATATCTTGAAGTTAATTAGATCAAGACAAGCAAAGTAAACTAAAGAATGTTGTACGAGATAGATGGAAAACCCGCATTTCGTATAGATCTTTACAATCACTCTGTTGCCAACAAATGGAAAGAATTAATATCTAACATTTATGTTGGCGACGGAGATGACATAGATCATATTCGAACATTTTTTTCATTTAGAAGTACAGCCGATAAAAAAGAAATGCTTCTAAATGCAATAGAATCTATCAACAGTTTCCTCAAAAAAGAACTAATTGTTCTGCCCGATGTGATAGATTGGAATGGACAAGAAATTTATAATATAATTCACGTTGCGTTTGAGAAATTATCAGGTGAGTTTGACAACCCAACAAAGTTAATGAAGATTGCACCAATGCACATAAAAGAAAAAATTAGAGATATTAATTACTGTGTACATGGTTTAGAGCATGATAAAAAACAAGAAAGCATGAATCTATTAAACTTACAATGGACAAAAAAAAGAGAAACAGTAGAAAGAATTAAACTAGAAAAAAATGAATACAGCCATATACAATTCAACCAAAATGAAAACGAAGCATACTTGGCCTATAACGAACTAGGAAAAAATTATATTGATCTCTGGAAAGACGATTTACCAATAACGTATGAAGCATCAAAAAATAATCACTACATAGGACCGGATATTGTAATTTCGTTTGAAAAAAAAGAAAATATTTTTGAACAAGGATTTATAGATTGGTGTAAAGAAAATGATATAGATCCCTATAACAAAACACACGGAATAGGCTTATTGCCAATTGGTAAAGTAGAAAAAATAGGCATAGAACATTTGACAAAAGACAGCAAGGCAAATATAATAATAGAAAGGAACTAAAAAAAATGACAAAAGTATTTGATGCAACAAAATTTAGAAAAAGTATAACAAAGTCTATACAAGGGTTAGGTATAGGATTCAGTGATCCAACAGACTGGATATCAACAGGAAATTACGCATTGAACTATTTAATGACCAGTGATTTCAACAAAGGAATTCCGCTAGGTAAAGTGACTGTACTTGCAGGTGAATCAGGAGCAGGCAAGAGTTACATAGCGTCAGGTAACATAATCAAGAATGCACAAGAACAAGGCATCTTCGTTATATTAATTGACACAGAGAACGCACTCGACGAGCAATGGCTACAAGCATTGAAAGTGGACACATCAGAAGACAAACTTCTAAAATTAAGTATGTCTATGGTTGATGACGTTGCAAAAACTGTTTCAGAGTTTATGAAAGGCTACAAAGAGCAACACGCAGACAACAAAGAAGGTGCACCTAAAGTGCTATTTGTTATAGATAGTTTGGGTATGATGCTTACACCAACAGACGTAAATCAGTTTGAAGCAGGTGACATGAAAGGTGACTTGGGTAGAAAGCCTAAGGCCTTGACAGCACTTGTAAGAAACTGTGTTAACATGTTTGGAAGTTGGAATGTAGGACTTATTGCTACCAATCACACATATGCATCACAGGATATGTTCAACCCAGATGATAAAATTAGTGGTGGACAAGGATTTATCTATGCATCAAGCATTGTAGTTGCTATGAAGAAATTAAAACTTAAAGAAGATGAAAAAGGTAATAAAGTCACAGATGTAATGGGTATTAGAGCCGCTTGTAAGGTTATGAAAACACGTTATGCAAAACCTTTTGAAAGTGTACAAGTTAAAATACCATATGAAACAGGCATGGATCCATATAGTGGGTTGGTAGACTTGTTTGAGAAAAAAGGAGTTTTAGTACAACAAGGTAATAGATTAAAATATGTAGACTCAACAGGAAAAGAATACATAGAATTCCGAAAGGCTTGGGTTGGACCTAAATTAGATATGCTTATGTCTGATTTTGATAAATTATCTGCAACAACAGAAGATGTTGATAAAGATAACGAACAACCAGAGGAATAAGCATGGCCGAAATGACACACGAGGATATTGAACGTATTTGGAATGCGTTTACACATTATCTACCGGATAGAGCAAAAACAGATGCCGCTGTTGATTTTATTAATACACTAAAAGATTTAGATGTAGAGCAGGACGAAATAATAGCATCATCGGATTACGATCCTAAACTGGAAGAAGCAGTACAATCTGTGTTTCCAGATGACGACAGTGATTCTGAGGATGAATACAACACATACGGTGATGAGTAATGGTTAACTGGTATACAGAAGTTAGTAAAAATTTAGATAAGATACCCGACTGTATAGCATACTTTGATAATGAACATAAGGAAGCCAAAAAAGAATGTTACATTTTTGGCAATCTTGAAAAAGCTTCAGCATCTATGCCAGGAATAGTTGAACACAGATTCAACCAATTACAACAAATAGAAGCTATACTAGAATATCTTAATATAGAACAAAGAAGACTTAGATCAAAAACATTCGTAAGATTTTTTGAAAATTACAATAGAGCATTGACTAGTAGAGATGCAGAAAAATATGTTGACGGAGATTCAGATGTTGTTGACATGGCAAAAATAATAAATGACTTTGCTTTATTAAGAAATCAATGGCTAGGCATCACGAAGGGACTTGATCAGAAACAATGGCAAATTACAAATATTGTAAAACTGAGAGTCGCGGGTATGGAAGATGCTACAATCAAATAGAATAATATTAACAGACGTAGACGGCGTACTGCTAGAATGGGAACACCATTTCACAAAATGGATGTTGCATCGCACACTGTTTGACGAAAGAGATGCAAGATATCACCCACATAGACTTTTACCAGACAAACAAAACACATACGAAATGGCAGAAAGATTTGGAGTAACCAAAAACGAAATTAGAAAAGAAATAAGAGAGTTCAATAGAAGTGCATGGATGGGAACACAAAGGCCTATGTTGGAATCACAAACATGGGTAAAGTTGCTGTGTGCCGAGGGATGGACATTCATTCCTATCACATCGCAGACATCAGACATACCAGCACAAGAATTACGTAAAAGAAGAATGGGAGAATTATTTGGAGATCATGTATTCACAAATTATCACATATTAGGCACAGGGGCTGACAAAGATTCGGCATTAGCGGAGTTTCATGATACCGGACTATATTGGGTCGAGGACAAGCCAAAGAACGCACTAGCCGGGCTCAAATACGGTTTAAAGCCTATATTAATAGACCATCCTTACAATCGAGACTTTGAACATCCAGACATCATTCGCGTAAATAATTGGCAAGACATTCATAAATTGTTATCGGGAAGAACATGAAAATATACGTAGGTTGGGACTCAAGAGAAGACATAGCATATCAGGTGTGTGAACACTCAATCAAACGTAGAGACCCATCTGCCGAAGTTATTCCATTAAAACAAAATGATATGCGGGCTCAAGGAATATACACTCGTGAACGAGACAAACTCGCAACAACAGAATTTACATTTACAAGATTTTTTGTACCTTATCTAAACGACTATAAAGGGTGGGCAGTGTTTTGTGACTGCGACTTCCTATGGAAGATACCAAGTCATATGCTTACGAAATATATGGATCCTAGCAAGGCAGTGGTCTGCGTACAGCACGACTATACACCCAAGGAAACTACCAAAATGGACGGACAAGTGCAAACAGTTTATCCAAGAAAAAATTGGTCCAGTATGGTGCTTTGGAATTGCGAACATCCTAAAAATAAGATACTGACACCCGAATTCTTAAACGAACAAACTCCTAAATATCTGCACAGATTTTCTTGGCTTGAAGATTCCGACATAGGATCATTACCACACAATTATAATTGGTTAGTTGGATGGTATAGAGAACCTGAGGACGGATCGCCTAGAATATTGCATTACACTGAAGGAGGTCCGTGGTTCGATGGATATAGAAATTGTGAGTATTCCGATGAATGGAAGAAGGAAGCAATAAATCTATTCAGTGCCTAATATCATGATAGGTGATTATTTTTTAAACAAATGTTTGACGACAGATCCCGGTATAGACCCATGGCCGTATCAAGAGATAGAAAATTCTTTTCCTGAAGATTTTTTTACAAAATTTAACCAAAGCTGTCAGCATCTTCTAAATTTCAAAGACTTTGCAACAGGCGATAAGAAAAATCTAGAGTATGACGGACCTGTTCCGTTCCATGTATATCCAAAAGACTTTGAAAAATTTAATATTGATCTATACGACGAGGTTGAAGATATTGCAAAAAAAGTTCTACCGAAAGCTAAAGATTTATGTATGAAAATTAATCCAAGCCATAGATGGTACAACAAACTTGGATTGAACGCTCACATCTCTATAACTCCTCCATTACCTTACAAATTCCATATCCATCAAGAAAGTCCCGGTAAAATTTGGAGTGCAGTAACTTATGTTACACCAGAAACAAATGTTGGTACTAAAATGTATGCAGAAGGCAATGCCAACAGTTTCGTAAAAGAAGCTAAATGGAAACCAAACAGCACTTTTATATTTTGTGGCGAATTGGGGAAAACCTGGCACTCATATGAGAGTGATCAAACATCAAATAGAATCACTTTCAACTTGTTTATAATGAAACCAAACAAGCACACATTCTATCACGGCTAATTAATTTTTGTTTTTAAAAGGTCAACATCTGCATTTAGATGTCTATCTCGTACTTTTGTCCATACAAAATCATCTCTTTCGTTGATGTTGAACATTTTTCTAACTTGCTGACCTGCGTCATCGTTTATAATTTTTTTTGCTTTGAACACAATAGATGGCATATACAAACACCTGTTGATCTTTCGTGCAACTTTTTGAGTATAGGTATCTACGTAAAAATGCCAAAAGTGTGGCGGAGCAAGATAACCGAGAGTGTTGACCCAATTCTTATGAACTGCAAAATGAGGAGCCGCTAGTGGTTGATCTCCCCACAACTTCATCTTATCACCATACTTTGCAATATTTTTTGGCTTTCCGTCTGTAGGTACAATCATTAATATTTTGTCTTCGTATTTTTCAAACTCGTCATACATCATCTGATCCCAGTCTTGCGTTTGCACTTGCACATCGTCGCCCATTAGCATTACAATATCATGAGATGCTTTCTCACACATCAAGTTCCAACTTAAACAAGTGGATTGATTTGGTCCTACTGTATAGTGTTTTTCGTCTAGTAAGTCTCTGTACTCTTCTAATTTTTCGTCATCGTCGTTGAGATAAAATAAAAATTCTGTATCATGTTTTTGTGTTGCAGTAGCAGTATCTACTAGTCTCTTTGCTAGTTCTGGTCTGCCTCTCGATGGACAACAAAAAGAAATCATATCAACTTGTTCTTCCAAGTATCCGGAGTTTGGTCATTGATAATTTCTAATGGTAAATGATATTGAAACTTTTTTGTGCCTCTGGTTCTTATGTACTCGGCTGTCTTTTTAACTGACTGTCGCATGTTTGTTGCTGTGCTATAACCTAATAAATCCCTTGCTTTGTCTGATGAACACACTGCTAGTTTGACTTCTTTGGGTCTGTCTTTGTGATGTATAGGATCTAGGTTAAGTCCTGTTTCGTTGGCGCAGGCCTCTGCTAACTCATTGATTGTTATAGGTTCTTCGTCTGGTCCTATGTTGATAACTTCCCCAACAACATTATCCTGAAATGCAAGTGCATTCAAACAATACAAACAATCATCAATATAACTGAAACATCTTTGCTGTTTGCCATCTCCGTATATGATTGGTTGCTTACCTTGTAACATCCTGTTCAACATGATTGACATCACGTTTCTAAATGGATCGTCATACTTCTGTCTTGGGCCAACAATGTTGTGTGGCACAGCGATAACATACTCTACTCCGTGTGTTTCGCATAAGTTTCTTAACACATCTTCGCCGGCTTTCTTTGCAATACCGTATGGATCTTGGGGACGACACTCGTAAGTTTCTTTGTATGGCATCTCATCATGATGTCCATATCTTGCCATGCTAGAACAATATACAATACGTTTTACTTTGTTTCTTATGGCCGCCGTAATAGTTGTGACTGACGCTTCAAATATATTTCGTGTAACAAGCACAGGTGAAAATACTGATAGTCCCTCGTAAGCCGTAGCGGCAGTATGATATAC